TGGGATGATGTTTTTGCAACTAATGGAACAATAGACACATCAGACAAAAGACGTAAAGACAATATAAAAGATACAAGTCTTGGTCTTGATTTTGTTAATAAACTTAAACCAAAAGAATATAAGTGGAAAGATTATACAGATGAAGAAGGTGTATCTAAAAAGTTTACAAGAAAACATCAAGGTTTATTAGCACAAGATGTTGAGCAAACTATTAAAGACATTGGACTAACTAATAATGACTTTGCTGGAATAGTGTATGATAAAGAATCAGATATTTACGGATTAAGATATACACAACTTATAGCACCATTAATTAAATCAATACAAGAATTAACTGCAAGAGTAAAAGAATTAGAATCTAAATAACAAACAAGGAGTCAATAATGGCAAAAAAAGAAAAGAAGCCAGTCTTGAACCTAGATGATAAAGAGTATATCATTGAGGATATGACTGATGAGCAAAAGATGATGGTAAATCATATTAACGACATTCAGAACAAACAGAACAGCAATCAGTTTATGGCTGACCAGTTATCTGTTGGTAAGGAAGCGTTCATTAATATGCTTAGAGAATCATTAGCTAAACCTGAAGGGGTAGAAGTAGCTTAATGTTGATTCGAAGGTGTGCTCAGGGTCATGATATTAAGGTATACAGGAATACTACTCCCGGTGCTACTCGTACAAAGAGTTACCCAGATGGTACAACTGAGACCCTGACATACCCTTCATCATATAAATACTTCTTAACTATAGATGGCGAAGTAGAAAGAAGAAGTAATAGTTGGGAAACAATAGAAGAATTATATGTTAGTAAGTGTGAAGATAAACATACCACTAGTAATGGTAGGGTGATTATCGGTAAGCATAAACTAGTAAACCATGTAATAACAAAATTATGAAAAACCCTTTAGCAACATTAGTATCTTGGCAAACAAGAACAGGTCAATTAGATGGATGGACTTCTTACCATATTGGAGCAGGCGCATTCTTTTGCAAGATATTTCAATGGTGTGGATTTAGCGATTTATGGTGTGTTCTTGGAGTATTGATACTTGGTATCGCTTGGGAGATTTTCGAGTGGATTATAGAGAATTACAAGCCTTACGGGACTAAAGAAAAGTGGGCTTATAATACTTTATCAGATATATTTGTAGAGACAGCAATGGCTTTATGGATGGTAATATAGGAAAATAAAATGTCTTTATATAAGTATACAGAGAAAGAAGCGGCTAATCTATTAATAGGTCAAAATGGCTTTGATGTAATAGCTGAACACAATACTACTGTTGTTAATCCAGATACTGGTTCTTGGATTGCAATACAAGCTTTAGGAAAAGACTCTAGTGGTACTACTGAGTTTTTAAAAATAAAAGTTACTTCTAATGTTGGAGACAATATAGATGCTTTTGTTAATTTAATACCCGGTGAAATACTATATGGTAACTTTAATGGTATAGTAAATCACACAGACTCAACAGCAGTATGCATAGCTTACAGAGGATAAGAAGAACCGAAAGGTTAAAGAATAGATTCAGGAATGCAAACAAGAAAACTGGAGCATGGTCATGGATAAAAGAAAAAATAAAAAAGATTTTAAAATTAAAAAACTAAAAACAGGAGACTTTGAAGTTGTTTATGATACGAGTTATAATATTAATATTTACTACACTTATGTTAAGTAGTTGTTCAAACGGTTGGACGGTTATGGGGATTGATGCAGATATGGAAAATCCAATGTATACATTTGTTGAGGTGGTAGACCAAGATTCTACATCACATTTTTACTCAGATAATATAAGGCTTAATAGAGATATGTGGTGTTTTACCCACAACAGATGGGAAATAGTTAAGAGGAAATGAGTGAAGATGTCAAAACAGCTAGGAGTTATAGAGGTAGTGTTGTGGATGACAATGCTGTTGTCAGTATTAACCTTAAGTGGTTTGGGCAAATTCTTATTCTTGTGGGGACTCTCGTCTATGGTTACTATAGGATTGAGACTAGATTGGGTACACTTGAAACTAGCCTTGCTGATGCAGATAAACGCATTGGGAATTTACTTGATAAACATATCGTGGAAGAAAGGATTGAACGAGAAGAGTTGGCAGAGAAAGTAAAATTTTACGAAAAAGAAATAAACATCAATCCCTTGGGTTGGGGTAAAAAGCGGAGGAAGTAATGGACATGATGGCAATATATGGCGAAGCAGGAATGATAGGTATATGTGGAGCATTGCTTGTTTATTTAGTTATGTCATTGTCAAAGAAGTCAGAGTCTCAGCAAGAGTCTTTGAAAGAATTAGAGGTAGAGAACAAAGGTCAATCTGAAAGTATTAACAATATGGAAGGAATGATAATCAAATTAATTAGTAGATGGAATGAGTCAGACGCTGTAAGAGATAGAAGGTATGAACAGATGATGGAGGCAGTATCAGATTTAGAAAAACAACTATCACGAATGGATGGTATTATGTCACGAATGAACGGCAATGGGAGACATTAATGGATAGTTTAAAAGTTTCTGTAGGTAGTGTAGGTAGTGGTGCTTTACTCTTTATGGATTTACTACCATACGTATTAGGTATTATAATTGGAATAATGAATATAATATATTTATATTATAAAATTAAAAAAACAAAGGAATCATAATGGATATTAAAACAATGTTAATTAAGTTGGCTGAAGAGCAAGCTGAAATAGTACAAGAGCAGGCAATAGGTCACATAGCATCAGATGATTTTTCTGATAGAATGGCTGAGATGTTAAACGATAAAATCAATATACCTTTTGTTAAGGAAGAAAAAGAAGGGAAGATGTTTAAAGAATTAGTAGAAGTTATCCAAGACTTAGTTATTGGATTAATGAAGGGTAAGTAGTATGCCTGTCAAGAAAGACCCTAGATTAAAAAGAGCTGGAGTATCTGGATTTAACAAGCCTAAGCGTACCCCGGGACATCCTAAGAAAAGTCATATTGTTGTGGCTAAGGAAGGGTCTAAGATTAAAACAATTAGGTTTGGTCAGAAGGGTGCTAGTACAGCAGGTAAACCAAAAGCTGGTGAATCCAGAAGAATGAAAATGAAAAGAAAGTCGTTCAAAGCAAGACATGGTAAGAATATAGCTAAGGGTAAAATGTCTGCTGCTTATTGGGCGGATAAGGTGAAGTGGTAATATGAATAAAAAAGTTAAAGCTCCTGCCGGTTATCATTGGATGAAGTCAGGTAAGGGTCTTAAATTAATGAAGCATAGTGGTGCATTTAAACCTCACAAGGGTGCTAGCCTTACTGCTGGGTTCAAAGTACAAATGAAACACTCTAAGCCTAAAAAGAAATAATGGCGTCAGCTACAAAAACAAAACCAGCATTATGGAAACGAATTGTTTCTTCTGTTAAGTCTGGTACTAAAGGTGGAAGAAAAGGACAATGGTCTGCACGTAAAGCTCAACTAGCTACTGCAAGATATAAAAAAGCAGGTGGTGGATATAAAGGAGCTAAGTCATCTAGTAATAGTTTGACTAAGTGGGGCAAGCAGAAGTGGGACTATGTTAGTAAAGGTGATAAGAAAAAACCTAAGAAGAAACGTGGTCGTTACTTACCTGAGTCAGTTAGAAAAAGCCTCAGTCCTTCTCAAAAAGCAAGTACTAACAGAGCTAAGAAAAGAGCTACTGCAAAGGGAAAGCAAAAAGCTAAATATAGTAAATCAGTTGCAAAGAAAGTAAGGAGAGCATAATGCCTAGGTTTGGTAGGACAAGTAAAAAAAGATTAGAAGGTGTAGATACTAGACTAGTTGATGTTCTTAATGAGCTTATTAAAATTATGGATGTTACTATAATAGAAGGTTTACGTACAGGCGAAAGACAGAAAGAGTTGTTAAAGAAAGGGGCTACTAAAGTTAAGTACTCTAAGCACATGGAAGGTAAAGCTGTAGACCTAGCTCCTTATCCTATAGACTGGAAGAATAGAGATGGGTTTCATTATATGGGTGGAATGATTAGAGGGATAGCTAAACAACTTAATGTTAAGGTTCGTTGGGGTGGAGACTGGGACTCTGACGGAGATGTTAAAGATAATGGATTCGATGACTTGGTACATGTGGAGATACTTGATTAATGCCTAAACAACTATATACTATAAATAAATTTGACGCTGGAATAAATACAGTTAAAGATGCAAGAGATTTATCTGAACCAGAGTCAAGTTCTATAACTAATATGGCAGTTGATGCACAGGGAAAAATAAAATCTGCAGGTAGTTTAGTTCAACAGAAAGCTAACCCATCTGATGTAAGTGGTAGTGTTCTTCCAACTTTTATATCAAAACATACTGCAAGGCTAGAAATAGGAACAAGTGCTCCCGGAACTTCAACCGGAAGACTTAGTCTTGGTGGAGGTTATAACTTTTCGTACTTTGAATCAGACCATAGTATATTTGACGACTTTTCAAATATTGGAAGTGAATATACAGTTGGGGTTGCTAGTGGAAATGTAAGTTTTAAAAATCCTCAAAACACACCTGTAGATGGAGTAGCTACATTAAGCTCTTCTGCTATTCCCGGTGCTGGTTCGACAGAGTAAAGTATGGCTTTATCTATAGACCCATCAAAACAATATATAAAGTACGAAGGTGATGCTGATTACTGGACTGCAGTAGCAGGAATTAAAATAGGCGACATTGTAAGAGTTTCGGGAAGCCTTCTCAATGATGGTACTTACAAGTGTTCTGGATTTATTACCAAGAGTAGTGACCATTATATGATGTTAATTGGCAAACCTATTGTAGACGAAACAGCTTTTACAGTTAATACAGATGCTGGGTATTCTAATACAAATACAACTATTAGTGTTGTTGATAGTGAAGATATAAGAGTAGGTCAAACTGTTACAGGTACAGGAATCCCAAGTGGAACAGTAATTAATTCAGTTACTGGAACTGAAGGAGTTAATGTAAGTGCTATTGTTATTTCTCAAGCAGTTACAGGTTTAGGAGGTTTAGTCGGTTCAGGTGCTACATTAACGTTTACAAGTTCTCCCGATGGAGCTTCAACTGAAGTAAGAATTAACGTTAAAAGGTCAAATGGTGATAGGTTGTGTGCTTTTGGAGATGCTGCGACAAACACTATAGATATTTGGTCTTTTAATAACACTAGTAATTCTCAAAATACTGATGACGGATGGGGAAATGCAGAAATAAATCCTACATTAATTTCTCCAGCAAGTGAATTTGTTTCTACTTCGCAATTTATATTTAGTTTTTCAGATGAAGTTTTAAGAATTACAGATACAAACCCAGAAAACCTTTCGATATTAAAATGGTATGGGTATATACAGACAAATCAATTTTCTTCAGCAAATGATTCTGTTTCTTTAGCTTTTAATGGTTGGTATGAACATCCTGCTTATTTAACTCCTCCTGTAAAAATAGCTTTAATTGGTTCGAATCAAAATACTATAGGTACAGACACTCACTATAACACATTAAATGGTATAGTAGAAAATCTAGTTGGAGGCGTTATTCAAACAGCAGAAGATGTAGACGCAGTTACTGAAAATTCTATATTATTTGACACAGCTAGCGGTGGAAGAAATGCTAATCACTTTTTTGAAGTTGGTCAAGTGTATTCAATTTTAACAACCTCGTCTGAAAAACCAGAATGTTTAATGGTTAGGAGGGGGGCTGAAGGTAGAAGTAATTCAACACCTGTAAAAGTATATCGTGGCTATGGAGGTACTCCAGATGTCCAAATAGGTAATGATAGTGGAGCTATTTATAAAAGAGGATTAGGTTGGAACATAGGAGTTATAGAAGGAAGCGGAGAGGGAGGTTGGGGAGCTAAATCTTATGAGTTTTGGCAAACATTTATTTACGATGAAAATCAAGAAAGTCTTCCTAGTAAATATACAACTAGAGTATTGGCAACTACAAGTGAAAACAAATCTTTAAAATGTACTGTTTATGCAGATAGATTTTATTCAGGTAGAATAACCGGAGGTAGAATATACATAAGAGAATTTGGAAGTACAGATGATTTAATTTTATTTGCTGATATAGATATAGCCCTTGGAGCTAGAATGACACTTGATGGCGAGTATACTCCTTGGGTTAAAAGAGTTGATTCAGATGTAAATGATAGTCAAAATTCTGGATACTATTCCGCTACTAGTGCATCAGAAGGTTTAAGGTCTGTTAATCCTAACTTCGACACCTTTAAAAGTATTAATGGTTATTCTCACGATGTAAAATTTAATTCAATAGGTGCAGAAAAAGAATTTTATAAGACTTCTGTCATAGCAAATAGAAGGCATTTTATAGCTAATGTATCATTAAAAGATAAGAGCAATTCTAAGATTGTTTACGGTGATAGGATTATGTTTAGCGAATTAGGTAAGTTTGATACATTTGTAGAAACAAATTTTATAGACGTTTCTAGAGGAGACTATGGAAAATACACAGCTTTAGAATCTTTTGCTGATAAGCTTTTAGCTTTTAAACATAACACCACACATATATTAAATATATCTAGCCCAACTCCTTCAGGTTGGTTTTTAGAAGAAAGCATAAAAAACTCTGGGGTTTCTTTTCATTATAGTATTGTAAAAACTGAACTTGGAGTTGTATGGGCAAATGAAAAAGGATGTTTTATTTATAATGGAGCTGATACGGTAGACTTAACTAAAAACAAATTAGGTATATTCGAGTCTACTAATTCTAATATACCAGTTTGGTCTGACTTTGCAAATGGAAGTTCACATTTTAAAGATATTATGTGCGGATATGACGATATAAGTAATCAATTAATTGTAATGAGGTCTCCTTCAGATTTAAGTACAAATAGTAATCAATGTTTTATATATAATTTTGATACTAGTGCTTGGACATATAATACAAATTTATTTACAGATAGTCACTACTATACTAACTTTGCTAAAGATTGGAACAATAGTTTAATTATAGGACATGAAGAGTCAGCTACGGTAGTTGAGTTTTTAAAGTACAGAGCAAACATTAGTGCTCAAAGTAATCAATCTATAATAACTAGAGATATAGATTTTGGTAATGCAGGATTAGTTAAAAAAATATACAAGGTTGTAATAACTTACAAGTCAAGTGTAGACCAACTAACTCCTTTAGAGTTTGCAATAAATGGTACTGGTAGCTTCTCTGATTTTTCTACAGGTTCAAATGTAACACCTGCAGGTAATGACTCTGGAGATTTAGATGCTGTGTCTACTTGGGATGTAGGAGTTTTTAAGGCAGACAGTATAGTTAGTTGCCAAAGCATACAGTTTAAAATTGTTTTACCTGACTCTGGTACTTTTGAAGTTAATGATATAACTATTCAATATAGAACTTTAAAAAGCAAGGAAGTTTCTTAATGAGAAATCACTCTAAGTTCTTAACAAATAAAAAACAAGATGCTTTATATTCTAACGAAGAAATGCATTTAGGTAATATGATTGAAGGTCAAGTATCTATATCAAACAATAAAAGCTCTAGCCCTAGTTTAAATCTTAAAAAAAATAATTTACTATATAAAGTTTACTTAACTCCAGATGGAAACAGATTTGTAGATAGAAAACTAACTACTAATATCTTAGAGTATACAAATACATTCATAGACTATAGAATATATAAACATAATTTTTCTGATAATATCTCAACTACAGAGCATTTTATACCTTGGCAGGGAACAGGAGAACAAACAGGAATGAATGATGCTACATCAACTCTTCTTGTTCCATTTAAAATGACTTGTCATAAAATATTATTTAGACCAGAATCATTTGATACACCTACTGCCAACTTTACTTTTAAAATTAAAAGACAAGATAATGGTGACGCAGATGTAGATGAAGTTGCTAGTTTTACATATACAGATACATTTGTAGATAATACAACAATAGAAATTAAAACATCTGATTTTAACAATACACCTGTTGTGGACGTAGGAGCTAAAGCTTCAATAAGCATACAAGCAGCTCCTAACCCTCACGGTTCATCAAAAAATTATTATATAACCTCTGTATGGAGAACTGAAGTAACAATATAAAGGACAATCATGTACGATAAAAAGAAAACAATTAAAGGATATATGGGTGGAGGTTACATGAAGCCTATGGGTTATCAAACAGGTGGCTATATACCCGGACTATCTAGAGCTAGATATTTAACAGGTTTAGATAGAGACAAAAGAATAGCTCAAGAAGAATTTAATAAACAAGCAGAGAAGTTATCTAAAGAACAGTTTTGGAGGGGACTAGCTGGTAAAGCAGGTAGTTTTGGAGGTAGCTTGCTTGGAGCGGCACTAGCCGCACCTACTGGTGGAATGTCTGTGCTTGCTGGTAAAGCACTTGGAACTGCTATAGGTAGGGGAGCTGGTGAATTAGTAGGTGGTTCTCTTGTAGATGCTGGAAACATTAAACAATCTTCTACTGGTTTATATAAAGATGACTTTGATTACCTGAGAAAACAAGGTAGAAAAACTGAAGACTTAGGTAGTTTAGCTAAACGCTCTATTGGAGAAGGTGCGGCTACTTATGCTGGTGGAAAGCTTAATGAATTTCTTGATGCTCGTATGGCAGAAGCAAAAATAGATAGAAAGGTTTTTGACCCATCTACTGATGGAGCTATAATTCCAGAGCAATCAGATTTTTTAGTTGACAATGGCTCATCTACAGATAAAGCTTTTAATGAACTAAGAGCTCGTGAAAGTGTTTCAAGAGATGAACTTTATGAAACCCTTGAGTCTAACCCTATGATGTCTTATGAAGAAAGTCTTAGAGGTTCAGATAGACTAGGTAGGTTAAACACTACAATAGCAGATATTAATGAATCAGAAGCATTAAGAAATCAAGCTAGTTCTAGAAGTCTTAATAGCTTTATAAAAGAATTTGGAGATATTCCAAGTGCACAAAAATATAGAGACAGAGCTTCAAGCTTTGCAGACATAATACAAAGACTTGAGTCTGAGCTTGAACCTGCTACAGGAGAACAAAGACCTTTAGCTTCTTTACAAACTTTATTACAACAATACCCAGAGCAATCTTCTCTATCTGGAGACTCTAGTAATTTAGATTTTATGGAAGCTGCTCAAAGAAGATTAAGAGGTTATAAAAATGGTGGTCAAATAGAGGAATATGGACATGGTGGATTAATAGATATGAACCCATTTAGTAGGAGGATTTTGTAATGCCAGATACAGTACCAGCAATGTTAGAACCCGGTGAATTTGTTATACGTAAAGATGCCGCAGAAAAAATAGGAATGGATAAGTTAAATATGTTAAACAATGCAGATAGATTGGAAAGTGGTCACTCAGCTATTGATGAACTAATAGCACTTAGTACGCTTAGTGGCTCACAACAAATGATGGGTGGTGGCAATGTAAAGAAGATGCCTCAGTCTGGTTACATGCAAGATGGTGGTAGTGTAGATGACCCGTTAGAGATAGACGCTAGGCAGAGAATGGGTACTCAACAAGCCATGGGTAACATAGGTATGATGGATAATATGAGCGATAAGGGCATATTAAGCGGCTTGTCTAAGATGCAAAGAGACATTGAACTACTAAAAATGATGGAAAGTAAGTATCCTAACCCTAAAAGTATGCGAGAATATAGAGGTATGAAGGAAGATTCTGGCGATATAATGAATATGGATGAAATGATAGAAGCTTTAAGTAGAGCGGCTGGTGCTACTCAAAATAAATTTAAGATACCTGAATATAATGATGGTGGTTCAACTTACACCTATGGCTCAGGTCAAACAAGTATGCCTAGTATTGCAGATGTTTATGAAGCGGCTGGGTATATGCCTAATGAACAGCAGTTAGAAAAATTTCAAAGTCAATTCTTATATGACCCCAGTAGAGAAGAGTCAACAGTAGCAGGTTATATGTCAAATGTTGCAGATATAAACTCTCAAGCACAATCTGCATTAGGAAAAGCTATGTCTTCTTCTCAAGGTGCTGGTGCTGGCTTTACTGGTTTTGGAGAAAGAGAAAGATTAATGTCTGAAGCTGGAAGTAGTATTCAAGAGCGAGGAACAAGAAGTCTTGAGTCTGCTCAAAGAGGTTTATTTGAAGATATTAGAGGTCAAAGAGAAAAGTACTTGCAAGATGCTGGACTAGCGTTAGCTGAACTAGAAGGTGCTGGAGACCGAGAATACGTAGCTCCAACTGGAGCTGGTAGTATGAGTAGTCCACCGGGATGGACTGGAGGACAAGGTCAGGAGGGTCAAAGATTTGAGGGCTCTAATGGAATAATGTATGTTTATGTTAACGGTGGATGGAGGCAAGCTTAATATGGCAAGAGTATTATCAAGAAGTAATAGACCTATAATAATTCAAGAACCTCAGAGTGGTCTTGATACATTCCTTACAGAGATAGCTAAGTATGCTAGTCCTGAGTACCAACAGCAAAGAAAAACAAATGAACGTGCAGATGCTAGGCTTGAATTAGATAGGCAGGAAATTAATACTGCTAGACAAAGGTATGCTAATCAACAAAACGAAAGAGCTAGGGCAATAACACTAGAGCAAACAAGATATGATGAAGGAAAAAAAATACAAGATAAAGAAAGAAAATATGTAGCAACGAAAAGACTTAAGGAAGAAATTACAAGCGAGTTAAATAGTGTTCCTATTGCTAGTTTTCAGGGAGATGGATATAGCAATACTTGGGACTCTGTTTATGAAAGTATGTTGCCAAATGAAAGTGAAGATGAGTTTGGATTAATAGACATAGGTTCTAATTTTGCTAAAAATATTTACAATAAAAAGAAAATAGTATCTGATAACGCTTACGCTCAAGCAAAAAAATATAAAACTTTTTTTCCTGAATTTACTATAAACCAGTTAGCTAAGTCTATGCTTAGTGGTGATGGAATGGATTTAATAAGTGATAAAATAGATAAGCAAGGAAAATTTAATGACGTTCAAAAAGATAGGTTAAAAGGTTTTAATAACAGTATAAAAGAAAATCTTGCAATAATTTCAAAGGCTCAAGAAACTTTAAATGAACTAGACCCAGAAAACGACGAGGCTCTTTACAATTCTGTTTCATCAAGTATTAATACTTATAGGAACGATATTAACGCACTAAATAAACAAATAGAATCTATATACTCTAGTGTAGGTCAAAAAGAGTTTTCAATCGTTGATGATAATAAAGATTTTTCTGGAGCTAATTTAAACCTTGATGGTGAAGATTCATCTACTGTTCCTATGTATTTAATGGATAACGAATCTTTTGCACAGCTAGAAGATGAAGAAAGTATTTTTGAAAGTGAAGAGCAGGAAAACCAAAGGTTAAATAGTAATATAACTAATTTATTAGCTATTGGAAATGAAAGTCAAAATAATGATACTGTTTCAGATAGATTAGATGAAAGTGCTCTTCCTGCAACAGAAGAAGGAGGATTAGACTTAGTTGAAATTAGAGAAGACGGTGAAAAACTTAATGTTCCTAGAAATATATTAGACAGTTTGCTTCCTCCGGGTTTAAAAGCAAATCAAGAAGAAGAAAAAATTTCTCCAGATAAAAGAGAAAGAGTTGGTTTTAAGAAAAAAGAAGTAACTCCTTTTAATAAACAAATACCTACTTCTCGTAGAATGAGAAGTCCAAACACGGGCTCAAAAGATTTAAGGAAAAAAATAAAAGACATAAAAAGAGATTTAAGATTTGTAAGTGATGACCCTAAAAAAAGAGCACCAAACGCACAAACTAGAAAAAACATACAGGAAAAACTTCCTAATAAAATAAACAGTTTAAAAGAATTATTTTTAAATATTTACGATGAAAATACAGGAGGTTTTTACAATCCTAATAACCCTTCTTATGGTGCATATGAAGATAGATTAAGCGCTGATGAATTAGAATTTTTAAAAGGATTATAATGTCTCAGTTTAATACTAGAGAAGAAGTTGTAGGTGCATTTAGGACAAAGAATCCACAGTTTGCAAACATAGATGACAATAAAGTTTATAATTATGTTATAAGTAACAAACCTGAGTACGCTATTGAAAGTCGTGAAGAACAATATCAACTTAAACCTATTCCTTCCTTAGACGAATTAAGAAGACAAGAAGGAAACCCAACTGAAAATAGTATATTAGATTCTAATCCAATACTTAACACACTTAAAGATGGATATAACAGGTCTCTTACTGGAATGACCCAAGCTCTTAAGAATAATAAGCAACAGGTGTTTGACTTAAAAGACTATGACCCTAATATAGTTCAAGATATAGGGGCAGGATTAGTGTCTTTTTTTATGCCTTTAGATTTTGCGACTACTATAGGTGGCGGTGGATTGGGTGGGTTAGCAGCTAAGTCAGCAGCTAAAGCTACTGTAAGAAAATATGTATTTAAAAAACTTGTAAACAATGGGGTTAAGAAAACAACAGCTATTAAGAGTGCAAATTTAGCGGTAGCTAGAGCTCAAGCTGTAGGTACAGGAGCAAATACATTAGGCTTATATCAAGGTGCTAACTCTGCATTATCTCAACAGTTGCAAAATGGAGATATACAGCTTAACAAAGTAGTTAAAGATTACGCTTCAGGTAGTGCATTAGGAACTATAACTGGAGGTACTAACCTATTATTAAGTGAGAAGGGAGTCGGTGCACTAACTAGAGTAGGTGCAGACATAGGTATATTTACAGCTACAGCACCATTAGCCAGAGGAGAAATATCAGCACCAACACCTCAAGATTTTATTAGTTCAGCTGGTATGGTACTAGGGTTAAAAGGTGTAAGTAAAACATTTTCAGCAGGAAAAGATAAAATTTCTCCATACCTAGAGGACTATGCTAAGAATAAAAGATTAGGCTCTATGACAGTAACAGATTTTTTATCAGCTCCAAAAGAAAAAAGAGAAAGACTTATTGATTCAGAGCTATCAAAGATAAGTAACACAAGAGATGTAGAGAATATATATTATAGAAAAAAAGGTGCTCCAGTTAAAATAACTGGAAGAGATGGTGATAAAATTTTTACTGAATCTTTAGATGGTAGTTCTCAATTTAAATCATATAATAAAAAATATTTTGATGCTAATTTTAAAACAGAATCCTTTAGTAAAAACCCAGAAGTTGCTAGGTTGAAAGCAGAAAGAGACATAAGAACATTAGAAAAACAACTTGGTATAAAACAAAAAGATAAAGCCACTAATAGATATGTGAACTCCGGTCTTGTAAAAAAAGAAACTCTAGATAAGGTTATGAAAAACACCAGCCTAGGTAAAAAACCGGAGCTTAAAAAGTTTAATTCAAAAGCTATATTTACTTACAGAGATAGGTTAATGAAAGATTATGATTTAAAACTTTCTCTTAAAAAATTAGAAAAGAAAAAGATACTTACAAGTAGGGAATCAAATAGTTTTTTCTTTGATACCTTACTACCTGAAAAAGTAAGCAAATTTCTTGACCCATTTAGAGCTACGATAAATCAAGGTTCAAATGCGTTAGCTAGAAGAATACACAATGGAGATATGTATAGATGGGCAAAAGATAGTAGAGAAAGAAAAGCTAGTGGGTTATCAGCTATGAAAGAAATTGGTATATTAGATAAACCTACAAGTAAAGATGTACAATCTTTGGCTAAGGCACTTGGAAAGTCTTATAAAGAAGTATCTGATAACTATAATAAAAACCTTACCGAAGCTATGAGAGCTGGCAAAACCGAAGTTCAACAAGTATTAAATATAAGAAAAATATATGATAAATTTCACAACGATGCTAGGAAAGTAGGTGTTTCTGTTTCAGGTAAGTTACCTAACTATGTTCCTAATATGGCTAGAGAAAATGTTTCTGCAAAAATAATTAAAGACTTAGATAAGATTTCTAAAGAAGTATATAAAACAGATAGAGACGCTAAAGAAAAATATGCAAACGCAACAGAATTTTTTGATTACCTAGTGACTGCTATGATTGAACCAGATAAGTTAGCTAAACTTGCTCCGGGGACAGTAAATATAATAGACTCAGTTGTAAAAAATTCTCAAAACTTAATGAGTAAAGAAACTAGAAATGCTATAAACTATGTTAGAAACGAAAACAAGCAAAGTAAATTGTCTTATTTTAAAGCATTAAGTGATGTAGGCAATGAACTATATAGAGTTAAACATGGAAGAAGTGGTCACTTAGAAACAAGAAGAAAAAGAATACTTCCAGATAGTTACTATGAAAATGACATAGTAAAGCTTACGGCTAGGTATATTAGCGATGCCTCAAGGAGAACATCAGAGGTAAATATATTTGGAAAAGGAACTGAGTATGTAGACAAGTTACTAAGGAATAAAAACATAAGTCAGGTAGACAAGGATATAATAGCAGAGTTACAGGCTCATGTGTCTGGCTCTATAAACTATCAAAGTCAATACTCTAAAGGTAGGATGGGTAATATTTTAAGTCAAGATAATATTGATAGAATTTTATTTTGGAATACAGCTACAAAAATTGGACTGGGTACAGCTACAGCTTTAAACTTAACTCAGCTTTTAACTTCAGCAGGCATGGAAGCAGGTTATGGTAGGATGCTTAAAGGTACTTATAAGTATGTATCTGATAAGAACTTTAGAAAAAAGGTTGATGCTTCTGGAGCAGACCTCTATAAAATATCTCACGAGCTAATGGGGTTTTCTAATTCTCAAACTTGGCTTAGGTCATTCGCTGATGTAACAACAAAGTTTTCTGGTTTTAATAGTATAAACTCTGTTAATAATGTTGTAGCCGCATCTACAGCTAGCGTTTTTGTAGATGACTTAATAAATATAGTTCAAAAAGGAGGTACTTTAAGACTAGGAAACTTATCTAGAAAACAACAAGTTGCTTGGGCAAAAAATAAATTAAGTGTTTTAGGTGTAGATATAAAAGATGTCCAGAAAAAAGGTAGGTTAAGTAACAAAAAAAGATTAGAAGTAATGGGTTCTTTTGCTGGTAGGACACAGCTACAAAGAGATTTACTTCAAGACCCTTTGTTTTTAAATAGACCATCTCTGAGATTGTTTACTCAGTTTAAAACATTTGGAGTTAGAAACGCTAACTATATGTCTAAGTCAATAGAGAATGATTTATATAATTATAACTTTATGCCTTTATTAAGATTAGCTGCAACAGGAATAGCCGGTGCAGGAATAGCTTTAAAGGCAAAAGAAAAAATGAAAAACTTTTTTTCAGGAGAAGAGTCTTATGAACCTGAAAAATTTATTAACACAGATGGTAAAGAAATTATACAGGCTATCTCTTCTGTTGGTGCATTTGGTTGGTTTTCTTCTGTACTGTCTCCATTAATAGAAGACGGTAGAGGTTTTGGTTTTGTAAATACAGCTAAGTTTTTAACTCTCCCAGCTTTTTGGTCTGACATTGAAAACGCATTTAAAATAATGGACTCTTTAGAAAATGATTTTGTAAATTATAAAGGAGAGGCTATAGCTAGAGTACCAAATAAACTTCTTAAGTTAACCAATGCTCCCCTAGCTAGAGACATAGCTAAAGCAACAGAGACTAAAGGATTAAAAGAGGGAAGAATTAAATCCTTAAGGTCAAGAAGATTAGGTGAATTAAGAAATGCACTTATGGAAGATAGAGGTGCTGAAGCTAGAGCAAAGGCAAGACAAGAAGTTCGTGATTGGAATAGATATATATCAAGTTTACCTGCTTATTATAGAAAGTATAGATTGGCTCCAACAGATATTAGTATAGAAGAAGTTATGGAAGCTATAAAAAGAAAGAGAAAGAAGGAAGTTTAAAAAGGATTAGGTGTACCACTTACATCGTCACCCCTCTTGTTAGCTATAGCTACAGCCTCTTGCTCTGAGTCTGTAACCATACAACTATTACCGTGATACCCAACCTCACATGAGTTAGTTTGTCCGTATCTATTCTTAGCTACTATAAGTTCTAAGTAGCAATCACTATTACCATCATCACCATACCTAGATACCCAAGGATAATGAGAGAATACCACTATCTCTGCATCTTGTTCCAAGTTACCAGACTCTGCTAAGTCAGACAACCTAGGAATCCTATCGTTTCTATGCTCCATATTTCTATTCATCTGAGATACTAATATAACAGACATGTTTTCAGACTTAGCTAACCATTTATAGTTACGACTTACATCTCCTATCTTTAGCCTTAAGTCTCTTCTATCTTGTGGTGGATGCTCTATCAATCCTATATGGTCATCAATAACTACGTCAGGCTTAACTGCTTTTATCTCTCTAAAAGTATTCTCCATATCTCTAACGTCGTCAAACATAAACAACTTACCATTGTATAACTCTGATATTTTAGCAGACACATCTTCTATAATCTTACTATCTATGTTTATACTGTTACGTAGATTTCGATACTGTATAGAGTCTGACTCCATAGCTAAGAACTTCTTCATCATCTCTGTGTTAGGCATCTCTCTGTTAAACATAGCTACCTTCATACCTTGATGTACTAGATTCCTAGCTATATTAGCTGACACAGTAGTCTTTGCATTACCGGGTCTACCTGCTATAATAGTTATCTCACCTCTAGTCATACCAGTAATCACTCTATCTAATGTATTTATACCTGTAGGTATAAGAGTAGTAGACTCAAATATAGATTCCTTAGTCTTGTCTAGTAGTCCATCCATATCGAAAGTCTTATTAGGCTGAAGCTTTATTATATTACCTATGGTAGTATGTGCATCTTCTAGTAACCTATTAGTATCTAATGAGCCATCATTTATATTGTTAGATATAGAGTGCATCTGAGTGTCTAGTATCCTACGTAGATAATAAGAGTGTAACTTCCTAGCATACACGTTAGCCTTAGAAGGAGAAGTAACCTTCTCTAAGAACCCACTAATCTCATACATAGAATGATAACCATCTTTAGAGTTACCCACTTCTTCACATACAGTATTTACGTCTACATCTAAACCTCTGCTATGAAGTTTATCTATAGCTTTCCACACTTTCTTATTAAAAGATGAGTAGAAAAAATCCTCTTCTGTTATCCATTGCTTTACAGGGTCTATGTATTGACTATCTGTTATAAGACATCCTAATAAAGCTTTTTCTAATTCAATACTATTCATACTAATCCTTTAACTTTGGTGGCATTCTATCTAAGTTTTTTCTCTCGTACTCTTGCCTAAGTAAGTAACTTTTGTTCTCGTTCTTTACTACTGCTGACAAATATTTTATACCATAACCCTTATCTATACCACTTCTTTTCTCAAACTTATTTATAGACTCAATAATAATATTGTCATCTATCCCTTGTATTTCTGTTAGTAAACCACACACATCTACGTCTTGTATATTCCAATGAGCAGAGAAACTAGAAACTATTCTATCTACAACACTTAAAAGTCTAGGAGACCTAGCAAGTCTTAGTCTCTCTAAACTCAATGAAACATCTTTCTTATTTATTGTGCCTTTACATAGTGGACACTTAGCCACAGGAATCACAATCCTTTTTTACTAAAGGTACATTGTTAAAGATAGATGCATTTAAATATCTATCTCCTACAACCTTACCACCTGAAGTCATACTTCTAGTCTCGTATGCTCTCTTACATTTAAGGCATCTAAAGACCTCTGATGTAGCAAGTTCTTTAACCTTCCTACCTTTGTTAGCTCTCCATGCTTCTCTATTGCTCTCAGGTATATCAACACACTCCCAATCAATCCAACTCTTTCCAAAGTAGTATACTAAATCAGCGACTTTAGCTCTCGAAATATCTTCGTACTGCCCGTAACCTTTTTTATGAGTGATAGTAGTGTTAGAAACATAGTCATCTCTATTATAACGTATGACTTGCCTCTTGACTCTTTTACTAATTGAAGGTGTAATCCCTCTATTTCCTCCGAAGGTTTTATCCATTCTGCTATCCTTTTTCTTACTTTACATTGTACTGTAAAATCTTCTATTACCATATCTACTTCAGCGTGTAGACCTAACGACCTACCATCAGAACCCCACGCTCTCTTTGATTCTAGTCCATGTTCAAGAGCTTTATTGACACACTCTCTCTCATATCTATTCCCTTTCGCTTTACTTTTTGATGGCACGTTTACTCCTCTTCTTTCTCTTCTTTGGGAATGGACTCTCTAGGAACTTCAGTAGTCCCTTGCTTGCTTTCTGTAAGAATGTCACTTATTTTATTCTCCATGAATTTAGTATACTCTTCTGTCTCTCCCTTCATATCTAGATAGTTATAAAGAAAGTCACTAAGTATTGTTAATGATGATTGATTAGATAGAGTTATCTTACTTACAATACCTAATTGTTTTATTACTTCTCTGTTTGTTATTTTATTTTTTCTTTTCATATAATCCTTTATAGGAATAAGGGAGCTAGTCGCCAAACCATTAATTTAAATACAACACAAGTCTAGTAAAACTAAAGATAAAAGTTCTTGTTCGCTTATTTTATTCTGCTTACAAGATTATTTATTGTTATGTTATTTATTTATTACTCCCTTATATTCCTAATTATTTAAAGCTTATTTTCTATTCTGTTAAGCCTTACAGTTATAAACGCCCACAATGAAACTCCATATAAAGTCTGTATTAACGTATCAAACTCTTGAGTCTGAAGTATTTCCATTAAAGTATATTCAAACATATTATCTCCTTATTTAAAGTTAAGAGGGTGTTTAATGGTACACCCTCAAAACCATTAGGTCTACTTAGTTGTCAGACTATAGGTAGCAAACCCTTTCTTGTTCATGCTGGTTGTTATATCCATACTAAACGTAGTACGTAGTACGTGTATAATAGCTGCTAATCTATAGACACCAAATCTACTGATAGCTGATTTAGCTGTTAGGTTTTTTCCTGTGTTTAGGAAATTCATTACTTTGACCACTTGGCTTTTTCTTTTTCTAGGCATTTTGCCTCCTCTTTGTATTTATCTCTTAGCTTTTTTATTAATAGATAGTCTTCATTACTGTTAAGTTCATATACACTCCTGTACTTTAATACATCTCTTGAAGTTGAAGTCATATACTCTAACCCTTCTAACCAACCAAACCTATCAGTAAACTTTCTTTCTATCTCATTCCATTTTACTACTGTCATTAGGTGCTCCACCATACTCATCATAGACTCTGCTAGGATATACCTCTTCTTCATCTGTTGTCATACCATCTGCTATGTTTATCTCAGCTAGTCTATTGTATTCTTTTCTTAACTTATCTATCATTGAATCAACCTCTTTCAAGCTATCTCTTGTAGCCTTAACAGAAGTAGAACTTATCTTGATTATATCTCTATAAGCTTTCAAAGACCTAATGATTACTTCGTATTCGTTGTTCGTTATTTTCATTTAGAATGGTAGGTCTGATACGTCTACCTTGCCATTAGACCATGAAAATACATTGTAAGCCTTCGGACTTTTCATATCTTCTCCATCTCTATTAGTCCAGTCTTCATGCTTAACTTTTATTATTGCAGGCTTACCCTCTGAATTAGCAGGAGTGAGAGATGGTAGAGCAAACACCTTTTTACCATCAACTTCTTTCTCTTCAGGAGATACCCCTAGAGCCTCACAAACCTCCTTAAATTCCCTGTTTCCACCAGAGTTGGACTCTAGGTTAGGGCTATTAGGATTTTTAAATCTAAAGAAACCTTTAGACCTAACTGTTTTACCTACAAACAAACTTCCACTATGTTCTCCAAAGTTTTTATCTGAATTTTCTGGAGCAAGTTTGAATACTATATTGTAAATGTCAGACATATACTTATTACGTACAACAACATCTGACTTTACTGTAAACTCTTTAACGTGAGCGTAGTACTCTCCCTCTGGAATCATTACGTTTGGTTTGTCTAATGATGGGTCATAGTAAGACTCTTCACCTATAGTATTACCTAGTACTGCATCTATTGAATTACTCATTTACTTCTTCCTTTATTTGATTTATTCTATTAACTACTTTATCCATATCTCCCTTCTCTACATCACCACTTTCTATAGAATGAGATATTTTACTTTTCCACTCTTCGTCTAATCCATCCATCTCTTTCATCAAGTATTCTATATCTTCTTGATTAAGAGAGGTGTCTTCTACTCTATTGCGATACACATCGTCTGCTATGTTAAGGTACATATTAAATGCTTTCTTAATACAATCTGTATTAGCGGACTTAATATCGTTACCCACATCTACAAACCCACCACCACTTCTCTTCTGCATTATTCTATGAGCGGCAGTCATATCACCTAGTCTCCATATACCACCCTCGAACCATTTCAATCTGCCATGTACCATAAACGCTTCACTACCTAGATTATCTGTATTAACTATAGTCCAAGACCATCCGGGATAGTACTTATCTGCAACAGAACGCATATAGGAATACTCTACATAGTCAGTACCCATTTTGTTTTTGACAAAAGACTTAGGTGTATCTACATTAGATACTACATTGTGCAAGTCTCTCATAACATCAAAACCAATGTCGGTTATTATCTCTGTAGGACTACCTATTACTTCTATTTCACTACTCATTCAGACTCCTTTCTTTTACTTTTATTATTTGTGCTGATAGATATACACAAGCATCTAGCAATTCTTCTAGTGCTTCATTCATCCAATCCCTACCATCGTTTACATCTACCTCTTGTTTGTACTCTCTCTTTCCTTTCTCTAACCTTTCTTCTATCAAGGAAATTATGTGATTGTTATCTCTCATTTAAGCCTCTGCTTTTTCTTTAGAGGAAAATATACTATTCATTACTTCTTCATCTCCAGTTAACTTCTTAGCCTTATCAAAGTTCTCTATGAATGATGGTAGTTCTTCGTCTTGATTAGCTACCACGTTCATTAAGTGCATTAAAGCCATCTCTAATTCCATTAACCTAGAGTCTATTTCCTCTACTCTATTTATTATCTTTGTCTTTTTTAAAATTCCATACCTCTACTATTTTAGTTTTCCAATTACCTTCTCTATTTAAATTGTTGGAGAATAGTTCTGCATCTCCCTTCTCTTTAAATAATCTCTTTGGGTATTTGTTATTTGTTTTATTAGAGAAAGCACCACCTCTTATCATCCACCAATCAGAGCCATCTCTAATTTCTTTTATTGCCCACGCTCTATTATTATCTATACTCTCTTTAAGCATTATACCTCCTTAGTTTACGTATGGACAAACATCTCTTACCGAACAATAAGACTTGCACTTACTACCTTTCCAAGTCTCACTCTCTGTACATTTATTAGGCAATTCTTTCGTACTTAGTGCCTTCAATAGTTCGTCTTTTTTACTGTTAAACTTATACTCTAGGTGTTCATTATCTATAAAGGGAACTTTTATCATGTATATATTTCTATCAATACCTCTGCTAGTTGCTACCTGTAGTCCACCATCTCTAGCAGTAATCTGTATATACATACTTCTAACTTCGTATCCTTTATCTTTCTCTAGCAAGTACCTGTAGTAGTTTACCTGCCATCCCCAATCTTCTAAGTCTGCTTTGGTTTCGTCTAGGTAAAACTCTTTTACTCTTCTAGGTGTACCTTTCTTGCCATGCTTACCACTTGTCTTATAGACTTCGGTAGGGTGAAAGGAATGTTTTACTTGTACTCCTAAAGCCTTAGCTATTTTATATGAACCAGACATCTTATAATCTACTAGCATTTTTCTATCTACATCATATAAGTCTGCAGTTCCTGTTATACCTTTGTACTCTAGGTCTATCTCTGTTAACTGGTTGACATTATCTAATGCTGAATTCTCTAGTAAGCTATGATGTCTAGTACCAGCTATAGCAAACGCTTGTGAGTCAGGTGACTCAAAGTAGTCTGCAGTTCTTTGTAGATAAGATTGACAAGTACCATTTAGTAACTCTGTTGTAGAAGGCTTTCTATCTACAGGTCTTGTCTTAGACATTTCAAGTAGGGTGGGCAACGTAGCACCCATCCTACCTAAGTCTACTTTATTACTTGCTATATCCTCTAGTGATACTACATCACCATCAGGGTATCTTAATCCTACTAAAGGCATCTCTTCTTCCTCTTATTCTCTTTTTTCTGTATAGAATTTACACAGCATTTAGTACTTGTGCAAGTACTATCTTTCTTTTTACGTAGATAATGTTTAATAAATTCTATATCATTATCTATTAGTAATGATTTTACCCCTCCCATTCTACCTCCTCTGATTTTAATCCAGACACTTCATAAGCTGAGTCTACATAAACAACCTCCTCTTCTAGTTTATCTACATTAGATGCAGTAGAGTATACTGAGATACCATAATCTTTTAACTCATTAGTTATAGTATCCTCTATAAAGTTTTCTATAGTTGCACCTTCCTGTAAAATCCTATGGTCTCTCTCTGTGTTGCTATCTACTATTAACTCTATTGTTATTGTCTTATTCATTTTACTCTCCTTGTTTTATTAACTTGCAAACTTCATTACTCTCTTTGAATGATAGGAGGTTAACTCTTCTCCTATAGTTTTTACAAAGCTAGTTAAGTCTCCATACTTTAAGAACTCGTCTACTAAAGATGAATCTTTTTCTATCTCTATACCTTTCTCTATAATTGCATTTAGTATACGAATCCAATTAACTATCTTAGTCTTACTTAGAGTACCAGAGTGCAGTCTGAACTCTAGACTACCATGAAAGTATCTAGAGTGTAAGTTAAGACCACAATACCTAGCATCATTATACTTCTCTGTACTAGGTCTACAATTCATAGACTCATAGTACTCTTCTATTAACTCTTCTTCTGTGTCTATATTTCTCAGAGTATCAACATTCATACTGAAATCTTTACACCATCTAGAGCCTTGCCTAGAGGGAGGCATCATATCTTTTAGTAAATGCTGATACCTAGAGTAGACAATACCTATATGAGCAACCTGCCTAGCATTAAGATTCGTAGAGTCAAAGTGTACGTGTAGTCCACAACTAGAGTTTACTACTGCATTGTAACTCTTTGCCCAGTCTACTAGGTCAAACACTTGGCTATATAGTAGGTCTCCACTTGAAGGAGTACTTACCAACTCTATACCCTCGTAGTCTCCCCCTGTACTTATAGAACCATCATACGTAGTCGCCCAATTAGAGGGAGTATGTATACTATCAGTATAAGGGTACATACACTCAGCCTCTAAGCCTACAAGTCTCTTAACATTTAACTTGTCAAATGTCTCTGCGTCTCTAGACATACTAGGAGGTATTGCATTCTCTATGTTTTCTACTAGGCAATCAGAAGTGTCTGGTAAATGATATTCACAATAGGGCTCGTCATTATGCCAGTAGGTTGTATCTCTCTCTACTTCTTCTTCACATTCGTAACAACTAGTATATACCTCAAAGTAGCAATCTCCACAATAATAGTCAGAACTATTACTAGAGTAATAAGATTCTTCTTCGTATGTTTCGTCTCCACAATGACAACATGTGACATATACCTCATGGTAGCACTCTTCGCATAGAGAGTGAGCGTGGTATTCTTCTATTTTTACCTCGCAGTTCTCACACTCTACAAGAACTTCTTCTTCTACTTCTTCACTCGATAGACTCATACTAGACTCCTATGTTAGTAGTAATTATCCCCAGTACAAAAGTGTTAATAACTTTAATCCAATCCATTTTCTTTAGAGCATCGAATATACGAGTCTCTATCTCTACGTCACTCTCTTCTATTTCTATAGAGCCTAGCGTAGAAATCTGAGTCTGTAAAAACTCTAGATACTCTTCGTAAGAGTGTTCTTTTAGGAAAGGATTCTTCTTTGCTCTATTATATAAAGTCTCTATAATATATTTCTTAGACTTTAGTTTAATAGGGTCGGGCAATCCTATGAGTATTACCTTCTTCTTAGAAAGGGAAGTCTTCATTACTTATCTCCTTATCATTAGAGGGTAGTGTACTCATGTCTACTTGGTACTCACAATCTATACACATGTTCTCTCTATTAACAATCTCTATCTCATCGCTATCTACCCACTCATAGCATATACCACACATTAACTCGTTACTTTGTTTGAGTAGACTCTTACTTGCTGGACTAGGATTCATGTCGCAGGTCTCAAAGTCTGTAGAGTCTTGCCACCCATAAGCACCATACGTACCATAATACTTTGTAGTATCATACCTATTCCATTGACTCATAGTATAGAACTCTTGCTGCTCTACACTAGGCTTGCTAGAGAACTTGTCTGTATCGTAGGTGAAGATGTAATCCTCTTGTACTTTACTGACAGGTAATCTAAGACCAGCCTGTAACATAGATGTCTCTAGTATTTCTTTAGTAGATGCCCATAGTAGAACCCTAGCTTTCTTCCAATAAGCTACGTGCATAGGTCTACCAGACTCTCTAGCTAGATGTATCTTTCTATTGCTCTCTTTAATCCAAGTGATAGCGAAGTCTCCGTCTATATCCTCGAAAGCGTTCTTCATTTCGTTTCTATTAAGAGATGCGAAGATGACTTGAGAGTCTACCTCTACCTCTTTACCTAGAGACTTTGCTACCTTATTGTAGTTATGTATTATACCATTGTGTGCCCCAACAACATCACCTACGTGAAACGGGTGGGCGTTGCGAGTCTTTACTACTCCATGAGTAGCTAGCCTTACGTGACCTATAGCTATAGTGGTATCTACATTGATACTATCTAGTAACTCTGTCCAGTCTCCTGTACCTACTAACGTAGATGAGTCTAGTAGAGTCTTGTAAGTTCTCCTGCTATTAGGTTGTATGATAGATACTCCTGTACTATCAGTACCTCTAATAGAAGATTCATCTGCTAGTTCTGTCAGTACCTCTTTTAACATCTCTAACTGGGTTTCTGTCTGGTGTCCACTTGTCTTAGCGAACCCGAATATACCACACATATAGTGTCTCCTTATTTGTTATCGTTTATTCTCTCTTCTATGTATTCTGTACTCTCTGCTCCACCAATACTATGGATAATATCCATCTCATTACTGGAAGTAGACAATACCTTCTGATACAATTTTGTATTTCTATGTAAATCTTTAGAGGTGTCCATTATTCTATTAAGAAACTTTATCCACCTCTTGATATTCTTAGAGTATATCTCTCCCTCGTGGTATCTGAACTCTATAGTACCTAAGAAGAACCTAGCATGTAGGTTAGTACCTATGTACCTAGCATCATTGTACCTATTACTACTGAACGAGTCCTCTGCCATACTATAGTAACTCCTTACTAGAGAGGGCAAGTCTTTTATTTGTGCTATCTCTATAGGATTAAGCTCTATAGGTCTAGCGTAAGAATTAGTAACTCTACTCTTTGGGAGAGAGCTGTAGATAGTTTTTTGTATAGAGCTGGTCAGCATCAAGAGACTTTTTAGTTCTCTGAATCCAAAGTCCATAGCATTGATATGTATATGTACTCCACAATCTGTAGAGACATGATTGTCTTCATCTCTATGTACCTGCTCTAGTTCATCTAGAGACTTGTCTACTAGGCTACTTATTAGTGGTCTATCTGTTCTGAACTCTACACCACCACTACCTAGAGAACCATCTGGTACTACCTCAAAATTATCTGGACACCAAGCATTCTCTTGGTAATCTTCTACATCTTCATAGTGTGTAATAACCTCACTCTCTATACCTATATGTCTAGTATAATCTTTGTGCTTAGAACGCATCTTAGGTAGAGTGCGTCCTCTGTAGGGAGAGAAAAGTCTAGAGTTTAATCTTAACTCTGCACAATTAGTACATAGATTATCTCCATTAATAGAGTGATATGACTCTCCGTAGCCATGCCTATGGAATGCTGAAAGGTATTGCTTTCTATCTACTAAGGTCTCCATACTATGTAACTTCTCTATATCTATAGTCTCTAGAATAGAACACCTATCACATTCTCTGTGTACTTTGTGTGCACATCTACGATGAGATGTCTCTATACCAAGTGATTGTAGAATACCTCTGAGTCTACTATCGTAGTCTTCAGAGTAATTTATATTAGAGATTTTGTCTGTACTTAGACATATACCACATGGTATCTCTACTTCTCTAAGACAAGAATTACAGATTTCACCTAATCTAGGAACACTTACGTACTCTGAAACTACTTTAGTACAATAAGTACACTCTATATATTTTTCTGCCTCTAAAGTCTCATGTCTCTTTCTATGATTTAGAAATCTATTTGTCTTAGAGTCAAGGTAGAATCTATTAGGATTAGATACTCTACTATCTAATCTGTCTACAAATAATTTATCTTTCCATATTCTATAGGCTGAAGAGTATGAAACCACATCAGAACATCTAGAGATATAATCAGTAGACATATAATTAAACATATCTTCTTGGTCTCTCCTAATTAAAGTATCTCTACGCCATGGAGGAGAGAACATAAATCGCTCTATATCTGTACTGCTTTTGTCTCTATAGATAGTAGGTAGACGAATGTGACTATACGTTAATCTCATACCTGAAGTTGGTGCAGAGCAAAACAAAACATCTCTAGCCCTAGCTATTATAACACTATCTCCATAGATAGATTCAAGTATTAGATTAGGTCTCTTCTCTACAGAACTTATAGACTCTTCTAAGGTCTCGTGGTCTACTACGTCTATAACTTTAAAGAGTCTGTATTTTAGAAGAGAGTAACCTAGTCGTAGAAACCAAGTGTTCTCTATCTGTTTTGTTAGAGGTCTTGAACCTCTAATCATATCATCTATAGAAGTATTAGAAAATCTAGCGTCTTTGTTCTCTAGTTCTCTAGCACTACATATATTAGATATGTAGACTTCATTTGAGTAGAACATCTTTCACCTCTCTAATTATATGTAGAATATAATCTTTGTAGAGTACAATAAATCCACTAGACAATATAGTCAGTAGACTTATATGATGCTCTCCACAAGAGCCTAGTAGATGATGTATTATCTCTCTCATATTACCTCTCTATTAGTTATTTTCTCTACGACAAAATACTTGTATATCGTACTCTGGCGTACCATTAACTTACTAAATTCTATATTAAAAGTCAAGAACTATTTTAAACTATCTTCTACTAAAAACATAGTCTAAGAACTATTATCAGTAGATAAATTGTACCTACGTACAACATAACCTCTCCGAAAATCTCTAGTCTATCTAGTATACCTTCTATTACTTCTACTACTATTTTCTCTATATTATTCATTCTACTACTCCTTATCTATAGAGCCTTGCTAGAGAATCGAACTCTAGTATATACCATACAAGGCTACCGAGCCACACTACGAGCTAACTCTCTCTACCACGTTTTCTCTTCTCTAAGTATTGGTCGTAGAATCTTTGGGTCGTACTTCTTAGCTTTTCTACTCATATATGGCGTACCTACTACCATCTTTCTACTAAAACTTTTCTCTCTTTGGACTTGCTTCTCTAAAGCTTCTCCTCTCTCTTTACCATTTAGTGTAGTGGCTAGAGTTATTTTTTTGTAGGAGACTCCTCTCTCTACATTGTGAACATCTACTCTTTTATTTTCTCTGTAAGAATTTTCTCTAATCATTTCTATTAGAGTCCAATTCTGTAGAATAGTTTTACTCTCTATCTTAGCTTTACTCTCTCCATTTTCTTTTATCTCTAAGATATACTTTCTACTAGCCATATCTCTACTAATGAATATCTCTACATTACTTTCTACTTTGTACCTATACTCATCAAATGGAGTAGGAGACTGCATATCTACTATTATTTCTCTACTCATTTTGACCTCTACTATTTATCTATCTATTAAATTGGTGTCTACTATTTATCTTAATAGAAACCAAGTCACTAGATAAACCTTGGTCTATGGAGAGAGCCTCTCTAATATTGACCCTCTCCGAGTTTGTTATCTCTACTTTTTACAATTCAGAGAAACTTCACTTATAGAATCCCCCAACTCAGAGAGGGAGTTATTCCATTCTATTAAATTACCATTAGAATGCACAACTTCTACAAAAGTATTCCAAGCGTTTTGAACTTCTGTAGGTGCGAAGTCTAATTTTCCAGTTCTAGGCATAGAAACCTTACCGACTCTTACGGCTTCATCTAACTGATTTTGCTCTATAATACCACTATCTACAAGTGATTTCATAGAAGCGTATGAGGTCTTAGCTTTACTCATAGTGTAACTCCTTGTTTTAATTAAATAATTCATAAGTGAATATAACACTAAATAAACATAAAAAGCAAATTATATTTACATTTATATTAAATTAATTTACTATATATAAAAATGAGCGTTTTGAACGATATGTTAATAAGTAAGTTGAATAATAAACCCTATACTAAATAAATATATATAATACAATATAAATCTTTTAAGGTGTGACTTACATCACATGATAAAAAATAAATGTTGCTTCTTATGTTTTTTTGTTGTATAGGTTTGGAATTTGTGCGGGCGTTCCAAGTCGCTACCTAGAATTTAATACCACCAGAGTTTAAAAGCAAGAGCCAATATATCGTGAGCGTTATGAGCGTTTGAGTTTTAGAACCATAGTTCGAATTTTCAACCAACTATTCTAATTTCAAACAGGATTAGGGGACGGGGGCAATACGCAAATAAGACTCACACACAATTTTTGTATATTTTTTTAGAACATAGGTGGGTATTATGCTTCGTATTGGCTATTTTCGTCTATATTGTAGCCAGAGTCCATTATTTCTAGAGTATCTGCATTTTGCAGTCTGTTCACTATTTCAGCTAAAGTATGCAATATCTTACCTGTGGGGTCAATAACGTCATATACATCTATTCCGTGGGCTAATTCAATAGATTTGTTTATGTTATCGTAGATAGAATCTTCTGCATATTCATTGTCTAGTGCTCTTTGTAGCTTAGTTTTCATTTTCTCAACCTTTTCGTTACTATAAGTTACTAAGGTATCAGCAATCAATGCAAGTGATTTAAAAAATATTTCGTAATAATTTTCAGTATCTTTATATAGTACTTACATCTTACATACTAGAATAGTTCTATTTGGCTTTATTTTACTGTTTAATGGATAGATTATCAGATTAGTGGGTATTCGTATCACTTAACAATAATTGTAGCAGTTTTGGAGGCATTTGATTAGTTTTGCTATTTAGTCTATAATACAGGTAACTAAGGATTTCATCCTCTGCTTCTGCTCCTCTGACTCCAGCAACGTGGGTAATCTTATCTATCTTGTATTCCTTTACTGTTACTTGCGTCTGTTCTTCCCAGATTGCTTCTTCGAACATCGTTTCTAGGTTCTGGGTTCTTATCGGGCTTAGGATTAAAAATCCTATCATAATTGTCTTTATACTTTTTAACATCTGTTATCCTGCTCTTGTCACCTTTACCGTTCATAGTGTTTTTCTTTCTTTATATATACGTTAGTATATATTTTCTTTCTTTTATGTAGTAGAATAGTTAGTTCCTTGGCTTAGTTCGCCATACAATTTAAGAAGAAAACTTAAACAATACAAGCAATTTCATAAAATAATATAAAATAAATATAATACTTGCATATATATAGATGTTATTTATATATTTATAGAGAGATTATGAATAGAATAAAAACAATAGCCCAACTTAACTGTGCCAACTGGAATACCGGAAAGTGTATAGGGTGTGTCTTCTCTAACAAGAAGAACTCTCTAGGTTATTTTATAGACTCTAAGCTTAGTGGGAAAGACTGTAGAGTAGAAGAGGGTTGTGATTATTTCGAATCCATAGTAGTACCGGGAATAGCTGATGATAAAGTAAGAAGGTCAGCACAGAAAATGAGAGGTTTGTAATGAAAGCGTTTGCAGCATTAGGAATAATGTTCTTAAATATATATTTTGTACTAGAAGCATTGGTATTGATTATACTAATTAAGTTAGTAATGGGATTTTATAAATGAAAAGAGCTATAGTAACACCAGATAAACACTTCCCCTTTGAGGATAAAGCAGCTATAAAAGTTCTTTGTAAGGCTATTGAGTTAGTAAAGCCTGATATATACATTGACCTAGGAGATACTGGTGAGTGGGAGTCTGTATCACATTGGCAATGGAAGAAGAAGAAGAGACCTCCATTAGAGTATCAGCTTCCATTTGTAGTAAAAGAGATAGAAGATGTTAATAAAGGTATGGATATAATTGATAAGTCTTTGGATAAAGCAGGAACAAAGGAAAGACATTTCTGTGAAGGCAACCATGATGACTGGCTTAACATGTTCGCACATGAAAATCCATATCTTAAAGATAGGATGTTAGTTAAACATGCACTTAAACTTAAAGAACGTGGCTACAAGTATCACAAAATTGGTAAGATGCTTAAAATCGGTAAAATCAATTTCTACCATGGACATCATTTTGCAGGCGTACATCACACTCGTAATCATCTCATACGTCTTGGGGGTAATGTTATGTATGGACATCATCACGACATCCAGCAATCTTCAGTAACGCACATGGATGGAGTTAAGTCTGCTTGGTCTATTGGTTGCTTAAAAGATATGAGAGCAGAGGCTAATGCTTGGTTAGGTAATAGAGAACACAATTGGCAACATGCTTTTGCTATTGTAGACTTTCACCCCAATAGAAACTTTAATGTTACCGTTCATCAGATTGTAAATGGGGTTAGCACAGTAGATGGTAAGGTATTAAGAGCTAAGTGAAGACCAGAAAGATTAAAAGTATAGAACACCCTCTATTTCAAGATGAGGAAGAGTTCAAGCATTATATGCCAAATAAACCTCTGATTACTGATTGGAGGAATGGTTTAGAGGGTGATTGGGTTCTATGTGATGATGGTCAAGTATGTATGATACTTAAAAGAGGTGGATTAAAAGCCTCTGGTAGAGAAAAGATTTATAACTATTACATTAGAACTGTAATAGGTTCTTATGTTTGTAAGCCTTCTACTAAGATGAAGGGTAAAATGAAGAACAATATCTATACATTTGGTAAAGACAAATCAAAGTATGATATAAATAAAGAAAGAGTTAAGCCTACGTCTAAAGAGTTTTTATTTGCTAAGTACGTGGCTAAGGGTGATGATATAACAGATGCCTTCTTAACTGCTTACCCTACAGAAAATAGGAGTTATGCAGAAAGAGAAGCTAAAATACTAATGAGTACGAAGAGGGTACAAGGTTTGATTAAAGAAGAAATAGAAAAGGTAATGAATGAGGCTGAGATAACGCCTCTTTACATATTAGAAAAGATGAAAGACATCATTGAGTCTGATGCCTCTAGAGATAGTGATAAGGTCTCATTGCTTAAAGAGCTAGTAGCTATAGCAGGCATGAGGGATACAGAGAAGAAGTCAGAGTCTGTTACATTATTTCAAGGATTTTCTCCAGAGCAGTTGGATGCAATAGGTGGAAACAACGTAAAACAAATAGCGAAAGCTGAAAGGACGGAAGATAAATGAACCTATATGAGGTATGCATACAGGTATTAGAAGATGCAAACGAAAACGAAAACAAGTTAGATGATAGTTTATCTAGAGAGTACATAGCTAATGAGATATATGAGCTATTCTATGAGTATCAAGTGTATAGTGATAAGTTTGATACTGGATACATAGAAGACGTTAAAGACTTTTGGAACTATAAAAATAGATTTGATGAAGACAAATAAACTAGCAGTATACGGAACTCTACGTGATGGCAAGAGAGAGACATGGAAGGTAGATGGATTCAACTTATACTTCCCCGGTCATAGGAACTATCCTGTTGCGATGCCTAATCAAGATGCTAGTGACTTGGTTGTAGAGGTTGTAGATGTAGATGAGCAAGATATAGATAACTATGATGTATATGAAGGAGTTAGCTCTGGATTATATGAAAGAAGACTAGTTGAAGCTTATAAGGATGATAAGAAGGTAAAAGCTTGGATGTATACTATAGGAACATTGTTACTTCAAAGTACTGGAGTATTCCAAGAAGTTCCGGGTAAAGACTGGTATTCAGATAAATGTCAGAAGCTAATACATTTAACATAAACAAACACAACGTTTCTGAAAAGGAACGAGTGTTAGAGTTGGCTAGAAAGGATGTAGTCTCCTTTGGTCAGCTATTTCTACCTGAAGACTATATGAAGTCTACCCCTGCCCCATACCATTACGAATTAAGTGAACTCCTCCTACACCCAGACAAGAAAAGAAATTGTATTATATTACCTAGGGGTCATAGTAAATCTACCTTAGCTAAAACAGCATTACTATACCACCTATACTTTAACCCTGAAGGAAAGAAAGAGTTTATAGCTTGGGTAGCAGAAGAACAGTCACAGGCAATAGACCATATAAAATATATGCAGAACCATATAGAAATGAACCCTGCATTAAATTATTACTTTGGAGACTTACGTGGTAGTAAATGGACAGAGAAAGAGTTTACTACTAGTAAGGGAGATAGGGTTATAGCTAAAGGAACATCTCAAAGATTACGTGGTAGGTCTCAATTAGGTCTTAGATATACTAAGATTGTACTTGATGACTTTGAGTCTGAGTTAAATACAAAGACTCCAGATAGAAGAAGGGAAATTAAAGAGTGGGTTATGTCTACAGTTGAGCCAGCTCTAGAGAACTCAGCAGGTAACGAGGGTTCTATATGGTTAATTGGTACTATAGTTCACTACGATTCTTTTCTACAGAGTATATATGATGGCTACACAGAAGCAAATAGAGATAAAAGAAAGTATGCATGGGATGTAATGTACCATAAGGCTATAGACGCTGATGGTAATGTATTATGGAGTTCATACTTTTCTAAACAAAAACTAGCTGATATACGTAGAAGGTTTGAAGATGTAGGATTATCTCATAAATTTGCACAAGAATATTTAAATGAAGCAAGAGATTTAGAAAACGCTAAGTTCAAAACAGATAGACTGGAGTATTACGACCATGAATTTGAAAGTAAAAACAATTATGCTTACTTGGTTAATAGCAAAGAAGCTATACCTGTTAATATTTATATTGGTGTTGACTTAGCATACGAGTCTACTGCATCAAGCGATTATCAAATGATAATGGTTATAGGTATAGATAGTGATAGAAATATATACGTTGTTGACTATATGCGTGAACATATACCTCTATATGATATGCCTGAAGAAATATTTAAGTACGCTAAAGAATACTCTCCTGTAAAAAGAGTTAATGTAGAACATGTAGGTGCTCAAGGTATAATTAAAGATGCTGTTAATAGAATGACAGGTCAAGATAGAAAGGTTGCACCCGGTGTAGCTCTAGGAGTTAGACCTCCAACTGGTATTAAAAAAGAAGATAGGCTTGAGTCGTTGCTTGCTCCTATAGTAAATAGACGTAAGATGTTTATAAAAAGAAAACATACAGCTTTAGTAGATGAGATGTTTCAGTTTCCCAAAGGAAAGAACGATGATGTCTTGGATGGCTTATGGTATGCTGTAAATAAGTCCAGACCTCCTATTAGTAAAAAGTTTGAAGCCTCAGAGTTTAAGCAAGATAAGACTAAATCTCATAAGGTTGAAACAGTTAAAAGAACTATCTCTTGGATTACTGGTCAAAAAATTTAAATAAAACTTGCATAAGTTAATAATTTTCCTTAAATTTATAAGATTAAAGAAAAGGTATAGCTATTTCTAGTATAAGAGAGTTAGAGAGTAACGAGGTAAAACATTCCGAAGTTAACAGACAGCTTTGGAGACAATGGAAAGATGCTAGAGCAGATTGGGACGTAGAAGCCCGTGACGCAGTAGACTTCTTTTTAGGTAACCATTATTCACAAGAAGAGTCAGATGCTTTAAGAGCAGTAGGTCAAGGCGACTTTGTTATTGACAGAGTGTATGCCGCTATAGAAAAGCTAAAGTCTTTACTTACATCTCGTTCCCCTAAGTATAGTGCAGTTGGTAGAGAAGATTCAGATAGTAGAATGTCTAATGTTTGGAGAACTTTACTAGAGTACGTATGGGACATCTCTGATGGTGATACTCAATTTAAACAAGCTGTACATGATTACGCTACTGCAGGCATGGGTTACTTTTATTCTTATATAGACCCAGAAGCAGACTACGGAAGAGGTGAAGTTAAGATTACTTACATAGACCCTTTCCGTGTTTACGTAGACCCTGCATCTAGAAACAGATACGCTGACGATGCTTCAGGTATTATTTTATCTACCATACTTACTGAAGACCAGATACTTAATATGTATCCGCAGGTAGAGTCCATCATAGATAACCTAGAGTCTTATTATGATGAAGAGGATTATCCATCTTCCGGTAAAAGAAATAGTTCTAAGTCCTTTACTCCAGACTCTACTTATGAATCTGAATATAATAGAGTTAATAAGTATAGGATACTGGAAAGATTTACAAAGGTTAAAGTACCATTCTATCGTGTATTTAATAAACAGGATGGAGCTGAGTCTATATTAGATATAGATAAGTACGAAAGATTTTTACAGAACGAACAAGCACAACTACTAATGAAGGCTGGCATGATAGAAATAGTAGAAGTAGTGCAAACAAGAATTAAAGTCACAGCAACTGCTGGTGACGTTTTACTATACGAACAAGTATTAAATACAGATATATACCCTATTGTTCCAGTTCCTAATATATGGACTGGTACACCATATCCAAAGTCTGACATATCTAAAGTTAAAGATTCACAAAGACTTTTAAACAAGCTTTTCTCTCTCACCCTCTCGCACGCTCAAGCTTCTGCTGGACTAAAGTTACTAGTCCCGGAAGGGAGCGTAGATGATTTGGGGCAGTTGGAACAGGACTGGGCAAAACCCAACGCAGTAATACCTTATAATCCTGAATTCGGTGCACCGCACTTTCCTGCCCCACAATCATTATCTAATGAGTTCTATAACTTAATAAGTAGAATAGAACATTATATAGATTTAAGTATGGGAATCCCAGAGTTAATGCAGGGATTTAGAGAGGGTGCTCCTGAGACAGTAAGAGGAACTGCAATGCTTGCCGAAATGGGTGAGACTCGTGGTAAATCTAAGCTTAGGGATATAGAAGGAAGTTTGACTAGGTTAGGTCGTAATGTTTACAATCTAGCTAAGAGTCACTATACTTACGCAAAGACGTTTAGAATCATACAACCAAATAATGATATTACTGAGTATACAGTTAATATGTATGATGATAAAAGTCAGGAACTTAATGCCATACAAAACGACATCACGATAGGGCATTATGATGTGAGAATCATATCCGGTTCAACTTTGCCATCAAACAGGGTAGCAGAATACAATATGTACCTTGAGGCTTATAAGATGAATCTGGTAGACGACGTCGAGGTTTTAAAGAAGACTGAAATCTTTGACAAACAAGGTGTCTTACAACGAAAGGGACAAATGTCTCAGTTGCAATCTTATGTACAACAACTAGAAGCTCAAGTTAAGAAACTTAGTGGAGACCTCCAAACCGCAGAGCGTGAAGCAGTAAGCTCAAGGAAGAGAACAGAAACTGAGAAGTTCAAGACAAGGCTTAATGAAATTCAAAATGATACTAAGTTTAAAACCAAAGTTCAGGTTGATAATCTAAAAAGAATAGTTGACACAGAAGAAGGAGTTGTAAGAAATTGAAAACAGAAGTAGTGGGGACATTTCCACGGTTCTGCTTTTATAGACATCTGCAAAAGGTGATGCTAATAATAAAAGAAATCGAGGAATAAAATGGAAGACGCTATGAACGGAGACGCTAACACAATAGAAGGTGTGGAAGGTCAAGTTTTAGAACAAGTTGTTGAGCCAGAACAAGTAGGGAGTCAACCTGCAGAGCAGGGATATGAACAACCTATTGATGACGCTAAGAAATTTCAGTCAATGTATGACAGGAAAACAGCAGATTTTGATAAGCTTAATAATGAAGTCGAGGAACTTCGCAAGTATCAACAGTTAGGTAAGGTTTTAGAACAAAGACCTGACGTTGTTGAAGCTATGAGAAACACTTTAAGTGGAGGCAAACAAGTAGAGGAGCAACCTAAGCAGGAGCAACTAAGTGAAGATGCTTTTGACCCTTGGGAAGCTTACTACAAACCCGGTTCACCTTCGTATGAGATGAGGGTAAGCCAAGAAAAGAATCTTGTGAATAACGCTGTTCAAGAGCAATTCTCAGGATTACAAAAACAGATGGCTCTTAATAACTTAAAACAAGACCTTGCTACTAAGCATGGTTTTGATGACCCTGCAATGGCTGATGACTTTATACAATTTGCAACAAATCCTAGGGATGAACTTCCTATTGATATGTTAGTTGATGTATATAGAAAGTATAAGGGGGGAGAACAAAAAGTTTCTCCTAACTTAGAAGCTGTTCAAAGGACTCAGAAGATTGCACCTACGGCTGGAGTCGTACAAGGTGCTAGCCCTGAGCAACCTAATGAAATAGATAATGTATGGTCTGGAGTTATGGGGCAATCTAATAGAAAACAATATTAACTCAAGGAGTCTTAAATGGCAAATTACAATTCAGGAATTGTAAATGTTGGAACTCCGGGTGAACCACAAAGTGGTTATCATACTCGGAGATTATTCAACTTCTCAGACCGTGTCGCTGACTTAGCTCCAGAGGAATCTCCATTCTTCGTATATCTTTCAAAGGTAGCTAAAGTCCCTACGGACGACCCACAATTCCGATTTTTAGAAGACCGTTCTAAAATAGCAATGACAGACAGAAGTTTTGTTTTAGACGGTGCACATTCAATACCAGTATCTGGTTCTTCAATTACATATACAGTTGAAGAGTCTTCGGGTAGTGAAACATCAGTAGATTGGTTAATGAAGGGAATGGTTTTTGCAGTAGGATATGAAGAAAGCAATTCACCTGAAACAATTATAGTTAGAATCGAAAGTGCGCCTGTAGATAATGGTAGTGATACTAGCTTTGTTGGTAAAACAATATCAGCTATAGATGGAGCAGAAACAGGAGCAGACACAACAAGTTGTCAAGTTATTGGTACATCTTTTGGAGAAGGTTCTGGAGCACCAGATGTTTTCTCACAAGAGTTAGAAGATGATTTTGGATTTACACAAATCTTTAAAACAGCTTGTGAAATGTCTAATACAGCTAGAGCAACTAGATACCGTGGTTACGAAGATGAGTTCCAAAGAATTTGGAATCTTAAACTACGTGAGCATAAAGTAGACATCGAAAGAGCTATGCTTTTTGGTCAACGTGCAAGCGTTGGTGGAATACAATACTCAGAAGGTATTGCAGGTCACATTATCAAAAATGGTACAGCTAATGTTGGTGATACAGCATTATCTTACTCTTCAGGAGCACCATACTTTAGAAGCTCAACTGCTTCTGAGTTAACATATGACAGACTTCTATCTGATTTCGAAGTTGTCTATGACCCAGCTCGTGGTGGTGGAGATTCAAAGTTAGCCTTAGCAAGTTTACCTGTTATTACATTCTTTAATAAACTAGGTGCAGATGCTTTCTTAAATACTACAATGCAATCTGGAACTTCAACTGATGTAAACACAGGAGCTTCAAATCTTCGTTACAACCTTTCTGAAAAGCAAGGTTCATACGGTCATAGAATCTTAAGTGTTGATACAATTCATGGACAAATGAATTTAGTCAAAGAGCCTTTATTTAGAGGGCACGCTTCAGGTTTCTTATGTATGGTTGATTTAGACCACGTAGCTTACAGACCATTAGTTGGTAACGGTGTTAACCGTGATACTCAAATTATGACTAACGTACAATCAGCAGATGAGGATTTACGTAAGGATATGATTATGACTGAAGCTGGTTTAGAAGTTAGTCTTCCAGAGACTCACTACTTAATTAACTTAGAAGGAGTTTAATTATGGCTAGAGCAAGTGTAATAAATAGCAATAGTGGAAGTGAAGGTGAATTAGGATTAAGTCACGAATGGAAGCTAACTCAATACACAACTAAAATAACAGTAGCTAATGGTGCTACTACAGGTAAAGAAAGTGCAATAGCTATGCCGGCTCACTTTATGCCTACTTGGGTTGCTGTTACAGCTGAAAATGCTAGTAGTAATGCATGTAATCTTGTAGACGTAGGTAATGATGCTGATACTGATGATTATGTAGATGGAGCTGCTTTAGCAGTAGGTTCAAGTGCTGGTTTTAAAGGAATCTTATCTTGTAATGGGTTAAGAGGAACTGGAAACGGTATAGATGGTGCATTAGCAGCTGCTGACGAAGTTGAGATTGTTATATCTACTGACCCCGGAGCTAACACTCTAGTGTTAAGACTTGACTTTTTTGGTATAGGTCTTAAGTAAACTGAATAAATAAAGTTAACAGTACGGAACTGTGGGGGTTATCGAATAAAGGGTGACCCCCAAAATCCTAAAGGAAAATATGAATTGTGTAAAATGTAAAAGTCCAAACCCAGAACAATGGTTCTACTGTAGAGAGTGTGGAAGCAAAGCTTCTGAGCCTGCATACACAACTAATATGTTTATGCAAAGTGAGATTGGTAAGAGAAGTGATATAGAATTTTCGACAATGAGTATGGATGACCATATTGCAAAGTCAGCAAAAAGTAGAAATAAAAATACTAATAAAATTTGGAAAGACAGAATTAAACAGGCAAGTCAAGCAGGTGCTGTTTAATGGCTAACTTTGACGTACAGATACAAGACATCATAGGTGCATTTAGTGACCAAGCAGCTATGGATGATTTTATGACTGCTGGTTGTAAAGAGATTATAAATTCTTTACCTCCTCAGTTATTATTAAAGTGTGCTGACTTAACTACTTTAAACAATGTTACACCTAGTCTTGATACTTTAGATACAAAAGGCTTAGTCTTAGATGTTCTTAGATATGATGGAACTATAGACCAACCTTGTAGGTTAGTCCCTGTTTATAAGAGAGGTAGAATACAAGATTCTTCTGATATGGAAGTAGCAACTGTTACAGACCCAGCATATTTAATTATTGATAACACATTGGAGATTTATCCATTACCTACATCTAGTCAAGTAGGAAGAGTTCATCACGTTATTTACCCTACTGTAGATGCAAGTGCTGTATCTACTATAGCTAACTTTCCAGATGAAGCTGAGTACCTAGCGGTCTTATACTCTTCAATTAAAGCTCTTGGTAAAAACATAATTGATTTAAAAAAATCAGATTTAAGTATATCTGCTTCAGCTCCAAATGTACCGAGCTTAGGTACTGTATCTTATTCAGATGCTAGTAATGCTGATGCGAGTGCTAGCTCTGTAAGTTCTATTACGGTTTCTTCGGTTTCTGTTGCGGACATAAGTAGTAATCTTCCAACGTACACAAAACCTAGCAGTACTGTTAATTTTGGAAGTGGCAATAATTTTGATACTCTTTTAGTGACAGATGAAGATATTGAACTAGCATCTATAGAATTACAAAAACAAAACCAACTACTTGATGCTCATAGAACAGATGTACAAAATGAATTAAATGAGTTTAATAAAGAGAATGCTAAATATCAAGCTAGCGTTCAATCTGTACTGGCAAAGCATAACTCTGATTTACAAGTAGAATTAAGACAGGCTCAATTAGATGCCGCTGATGCTCAACAAGAAGCTTCTCAAGCAACAGACGTAGATAAGTTTAATAAAGCTCAAGACCAAGCTCTTGATTTGCAAAATAAATCTAATACTTTACAAGCAACTATTCAAAATAATGACGACTTAATACAAAAATTTTCAACTGAATTAAATAAATATAGTGCTCAAGTAAATAGTGAGGTTCAAGAATATTCTCAAAATTTAAATACCAATCAACAAAATTATAATATGTACTTACAACAGCAAGTAAAATTACAACAAGACTATGATAAAGGACTAGCACAGCTAGTAAATTAATATGGCAGTACATTCAATAAGTGTAAAAGAATTAATAAGTCGAGTAAGACTTGTATTCCCAGATGCTCCTGAAGCTTATATTATGAATTTAATTAATGATGCTTTAGTAGAAATAGGAATGTTTAAAACAAAAGTTGTTCACGCTAAGATAAGTACAGTTGCAGACAAAATGTATTATAGTTTAGCAGATGGAGCTCAAGACTCAAGTAACAATAAGCTAGAAGCTAATCATATATTAAGAGTTTATTTAATGGATAATGAAGGTGACTATATACAGATACCTAGGCTACTTGATAAGAATTTATTATTAGCTGACGCAACAAGTGAAGACAACGTAAACGCACCGGATTAATTATGGCAAGCAATATTAAATACCCAGAAAATGATGCAATGTATTTTATAGAAGGAGATGCATTAGCGTTAGTAACTAAAGTAGATTCATCTGGTAGCGGAAGAACTACAGCGAGAAAACAATTTAAAGCAATAGCAGAGTCTGTAACTAATGGTATATTACTACATTACTACGCAGAGCCAAATAGTGTAACTGCCATAACAGATAGTTTAGATATAGATAATGCACTTGAGCTTTCTGTAGTAGACTATGTTAAGAAATGTTTATACATGGATAAGGCTGGTAAAACAGCAGACCCTAATGTTATGCAAGCGTCAATGGCTATGGCGACTAAGCATGAAAGAAATTTTAAAGAAGCTATACAGAGGTATGGTGTCCGCAAAAAGGATAAGACTGGTGGCTCAAGAGTCGTCAAAGTACCGAATTTAGTTTAACCAATATAGAGGCTTTTAAAGCGGTGGTGGAGGAATATAGGATAAACAATGTCAGACATAAATAAGTTTACAACAAAAGAAGTTCTTAATAAAGTTCTTCTAGACTCTTCAGGTAATGCAGTCAATGCATTTTCTCATACAACACAAGAAGCCTTCAATGCGGCTTTAGACGATGACAACAGCAGATTAAACGTAAACCTTGTAGGTGGTACTATAGGGGGTGACGTAACTATTAATGGTGACTTAACTGTTAATGGTGATGGTGCAGGAGCTTACGATGAAATAGTTAATGGTCAATTAGTAACATTTAGAGATGATGCAAGTACAGTTGGGACAAATGACAATATAGTAATTGAAAATGATGGAGCTGGTGATGCAAGTTTAAAATTCAGTCTAACTGGTGCAACAGATTGGTTTACTTATATAGATAATTCAGACTCAGATAAATTTAAGATTAGAAGAAGTACAACAGACCATTTTACTATTGATGAGTCTGGCAACGTAGGTATCGGAACAGATTCTCCGGCAAGGAAATTTACAATAGTCAATACTACAACTAATACTGCTACTGGCTTTTTTTATACAAATGCAGTTCATACTGGAGTAGATACTCATTCAGTTGTCTCTATCCGTTCTGATAACGCAAGTTCAAATGGAGATGTACTTCATGTGCAAGGCGATGGAACTGGTAATCTGCTTACTTTAAGTAAAGATGGTTCGGATAAACTAACTGTTACTCACGATGGTAACGTAGGTATCGGAAATAATACTCCAAACGAAACTTTTGTAGTTTCAAAAAGTGCTGGTGTACCAGCCATAGAAATTAGTGCTTTTAGTACAACTGATACCCATAAAGGTGTATTGTCATTTCAAAAATCATCTAGTGCAACTATTAATACAATGGCAGCTACAGCTGCAAATGAAGATTTAGGAAGAATCGTAGCTCGTGGAGTCAACACTTCTCCAGCAATTGATGATGCAGCAGCAATTTTATTTGAAGGTGATGCTGCTCCAGATGCAGATGCTGTACCTGGTAGGATTTCTTTTTGGACATCGGATGCGGCTACATTGCAAGAACGTATGCGTATTGATGATGATGGTAATGTAGGTATTGGAATGACACCAACTCACAATTTAAGTGTCTACAATGATGGTGGTGCAACAAGTGTAGCGATTGGAAAATACGATACAAATAAAACAGTTGGTCTTTTACAGACAAATCAGGATTCAGATGGTTATTTTAGGATACAATCTTATGCTAGACAAGGTAGTACGTTTGGCAAGCTAATTTTAAATGAATTTGGTGGAAACGTAGGTATAGGAACAAATTCTCCAACTTCTTCAATTCATGCAAAATCATCGGCTTCAACACTCGGTACATTAGAAAGGTCTACGTCTGGTAATGCTTTATTAGAGTGGAAGAATACTGGCGATTCATGGTATGCTGGAATAGATAGCAGTCAGAATTTTAAGATTAGTCAAAATGGAGATATAGCTTCAGGTACTGAATTTAAACTAGAGGATGAAACTGGAAACGCCACATTTGGTGGTTCAATAATTGTTCCAGATAATAATGGGATTACTTCAGGAACATCTGATGGCTCTGATAACAAAAGTGTAGTAATCTCAGGTGGTGGGGCTCAAGGATATACAAGAGGAGCATATATAAATTTA